GAAAACTGATCTCGCTGAGTTCTTTCGAACTTATAACGAGACAGCAGACATGGTTACCGACACAGCTCATCAGTTAATTCGTGCAATAACTGATATCAGAAGAGGGAGAAATCCCTTTCCTGGTTTGATCACCGCACGCGACTTCAACTCCGCAACAGGCTCTGCAGCTTCAAAATGGTTAGAATGGTCGTACGGCTGGAGCCCCTTAATTGGGGATCTGTATGCCGTCTTTGAGGGTTTACCCCTTGAACCACCTGCCATTGAAAGAACTGTAAAAGCCAATAAGACCGTTGCACCCCGATTCTTTCCAAATAAACACGTCACCCAATTGGGTACAGTGGATGTTTGGTTGCGCAAGGACGTTACATACACGAATACTTATACGTGTACAGTCCAAGGCAGAATTCGGGTAAAAGATCCTCTGGTCCAGTATACGAGAAGTTTAGGGCTTAGAAACCCTGCGCTAATCGCCTGGAATACCTTGCCGTTCAGCTTCGTCTATGATTGGTTTCATCCAATCGGCGACTGGCTTGATATGCTTGGTGCTGTAGAGGACTTCGATATCTTCGACACGTCAATCACCCAACAAGAACAGGTGACAACGCGAGAAGAATTGAAGGTGAAGACGAATGTACGGTACCCCCTCCCAGAATGGGAGGCGAATTTGAGTGGTGCTGTAGTAAGAACGGGTGTAGGGAAAAGAAAATATCGGGAACTAGACTTGGGTCCAGTACCCATTCCCCGTGTTGAAAATCCTTACAGTCGCAACCGTGCCATCAGTGCGCTCGCTTTAATGCGAACCGTATTTGGTGGTTAACCCCCTGGCCATTCTGGCCGGTCCTTAGGACCTTAAACAAGTGGAGCAAGCAAATGCCTGCAATAACCAGTGTTACGTTCAGCGATTCTGTGCCGAACAACTACACCGTGGATGTCATTACACCACAACAGTCTGAAACCACACCAGCACGTTGGGCCCGCCGAGCTTCGACGGTTCCTTATGCTGGCCAGCTGAAATTGTCCCAGTCCATTCGTAAGACTGGCAATGGGGCACACAAGCTGCGGTTGAAGATGGAGGTACCCAAATGGGACCCAACCGAAGAGAAGAACATTCATACCGGGATCTTTTCCGGAGAGTGGGTCTTCCCCGACAGCATGACTTCACAAGAGCGCAAGGACTTCTATGAAATGGTCCGAACCGCTGTTACCCAGGCCCTCTTGGCGGATTCCGCCGAGAACCTTGAACTGATCTACTGATGGAACTCTTCGAATTGCTGTTGGAAATACTTTTCAGCAGTGTCGTCGAATTTCTGATCGAAATCAGCTCTTAAGGGAGTGCAAGTCATGTTTGAGAAAGGTACAATACCTCATGCAGTTGGCAAAAGCCAGCTGTTCTCATTGTCGGAACGGATATACGAAGACCTTAACACACCACGAAGCCTTGCCTGTTACATGCTCCTCAAGTATGGAGAGCATGACCAGCTAGCTGAAATGGAAGTCGAGGTTGATAGTTATCCGTGCTTCAAAATTGATGAGTTATCCCGTGACCTTCAAGCGACTAATTTGTTGAGAAAGTTCATTGATTTGAACACAACATTTGACCGCGAGAGGAGTGCACTTGGGAAATTCATCGAGGCTGAGCGAACCTGCTCTAAGACCAATAGGAACTTGATCAAGAACATAGATTCCCTCCAAAGGGACTGCGATGCTGACATTCTGTCAAGCGTTCGTAGGAAAATATCTTTCGTTCTGGGTATAAGACCTCCTGAAGTTGAAGAGTTGAAGTGGGCGTTCGGCCCGGGTGCGACAAGCGCCTGTAAGGGTCTCAACGTGTCAGTACCTGACAAGTTGAACAGTCCGATACAGTGCAGTCCTGCAGCGTATAAGCAGGTTTGGAAATTACTTAAGTCCGAACCACGCTTACTGGGTATCCAAAATGGCTTTTCGCCTGATGGTCCCTTCTCGCTGCTACACCCCGTTAAGTTTGAGTTCATCAATGCTAACCGTCTCACGTTCGTGGCTAAAACTGCCAAGACCGATCGAGCAATATGCATTGAGCCTCACTGGAATATCCCGCTTCAAAAGGCATACGGCACAGAAATTCGTGCTTGCCTCAAGAGAAGGATAGGGTTGGACCTAAAGGCTTTGCAGCCTGTTCAATCCGCCAGGGCACAAGTTGGATCTACGCCTCACGGCGA